CCCATAGCCCCCCTGCCAACCATTTAGCGCATTCAGATCCGTGCGCAGCTTATTGATCTCTGTCGCGGAGGAGACTGTGTCGTCGGTGAATGTGGGCACCGCAGTCCAGCCCGGCGCTGAGGACGGTACTATAGACAAGTGCCAAACTGATGCGGCAGCCGAAGTCCCGGAGGCGAGAACGCGCCATGAATATACCTTGCCCTCAGTGAGATAGGCTGAATACGGTGTCAGAGAGGAGGAGGCGGACACGTGTTCTACGCCGGAGCCGGATACAACCGTGCGCCATGTGCCGCTGTTGTCGTATACTTGAATCGACCATGACCACGAGCCGCCTTTGAACCATAAATCATAGGTCACAGTCCAGCCAATCAGTGGTGCATAGCCGGAGTAAAGCGTCGTGCCCGTTCCAAGTGTCGTCCAGAGCGTCGTGCCTTTCTGAACTCCCCGGCGTTCCTTACTAACACCAAGCAGATAGCGCAGCCCTTCATGGTACGTATTCAATGTCGTTGCTGACAGCACCTGTCCGGTAACCACTTCCGGGATGGCTGGGAAACTTGGTAGCATCTGCATCAGTAGCCTGCCCTCCCGTATGATCCGTACCTGGTCGTTCCGACCAGAAAATAGTTGGCCCGAGCATACACCTCAGTCGCCGGTAACAGCGTTAGGTCTTGCATGAGCATTGACCCTGCGTTATACCGCAGAGTGTTGCCCATCACGTAGCAGTCCACGTCAATGCCGGGGTTAGGCGTCATTGTGTTGTGGCTCAGCGTCACCCGATCAAGCATTTGCAGCCAGGGGCATGCCGGACCACTCCAGACATACACCAAACGGGGCTGCTGTAGCCTATCGCGCATGTACTGTGCGACACGCTCTGCCTGCTCTCGCGTCTGCATGTAGGGGTTACCAGAGATATTGTACACTTTCGTGCCGTACACGTGTCCCAGCGCCCCGTCCTGGTCATAACGCACCTCTTGTGCCTCATCGCCGATCAATGGGAATCCGCGCAGTACCAGGTTGCAGATATACAGCGTGTCGTAGAGTAAGTGGTTGGTTATGGCGAGATCGACGCGCTGGCCGTACTTAGTAGTGGCAATCTCTACACCCGCAGTGCCATAGGCCACTACATCGTATGACGATGATACCGCCGTGTAATCTATATCGTAAACTGGCGAAACTACATCAATGGCCGGATACCGCAGGCGGCACTCCTCCGTTACTGTCTGTCCGGGTGGTACGATGATTGCACTGGGGGCCTTATACAGCTCGTCCAGTGTGCCCACATAGCGGCCTGCGTACATTGCCGTAACCCGGCTGTAACAATCCCGCCATGTCAACGCCCCACGGAGCGCGCTCGCATTGCCCTGGTTTAGTGTTGCCACCGGCGTGAGACTGTCGGCCCGCTCTATCGGGGCTGTGATACGCCTAAACCTAGCACCTCCGTCTTTCTCGAAAAAGAATATCCCGCCGTCCGCTTGTGCCAGATCGCGGCATTCCTCCCAGCCGTTCTCATCGTCCATCCAGCAGTACGGAATTGTGCTTGCTGCCTGGTCTAGGCTGGACCCGGTCGCCGCTCCAGCTGCTACCAGGATCGTCTGAATCATCTGGTCTGGTCTGAGATTCTGATAGACGCTGGTTGATGCCTTGTACTGCAAAAGGCTGATGGAGTTGTCGGTGCAGGCGAACGTCACAGTGACATCGCTGGCAGATTCACTTTCGTCTGCCGCCTCGATCTCGCCCGTGAATTGCACCAGGCGTTCCGGCGTTGAGCCGTTGTAGTAGCCAAGTTCTATCTGTATCGGAAAACGGTAGATGCCATAGGCAATCAGGGGATAACTGGCGACCAGACCGCTCGCGTTCGTGGGGCTAAACCAACAGTCCTCATTACTGACGACAACGCTCGCTCGTGACGGCGCTGTGGCCCCCAATACTGGCAGTCCGGCCAGTTGGTCGTAGATGCTATGCTGGATACTCAGGCCCTGGACCCGTGACGTGATATCCTCATGGACGTCGCCATAGTCTCCGTCACGGTTCCAGTCCACGCGAACGCGCACCGCAACCTTGGCGCTTGATGCTGCCCATGATGCGGCCAAATTGGTGTCCGCTATCGATTGCGCCACTAGACCTCCTCTAGCGTCGCCGTAACCGTCCAGCCGAACTGCGTCGCCGTGGTTCCAATGTCGCCCACGACGAGTACGGTGTACGTTGTCGACTCATCAGGGGGCAAGAATGTCAGCGCCCCGCCCAGCTTCAACTGCGTCTGAAGTGTGCTCAGGTCCGCGCTGTCCAAGTGCGACCAGACCAGCGCCCAGCGGCGCTTTTTCGCTGTAAGGTGTTGGCGCAGTGTGCCGTCCAGCATCCGGGCGTGTGCGCCGATCTGCAGCGTTGGCCGCCCAAAGCCCTCGTCTGGCGTCGGGATGGTCACCTCTGCGCCGGAGTACAACTTGGTCGTCACGGCCTAGCGCCTCCGGTGAGTACCTCGGCTACGCGCGGGACGAGAATGTTGATCAGCCTATGCGTCACGTCTGGCGTTGCGCCTGCCTCCATGCCCTCCGCCATCCAGGTAACGGACATTTTCCCCATCGACACCCAGCGCTGCTGCTGTGCAATCCATTCGGATTCGTACTCTTCCGTGAACTTCACAGCCAGACCATCGGCGCGCATTCCGGCGGCCAGCATCTGTCCCTGCTCTGCGCCCAGCGCCTTGTAGTCCGTGATGCCAAGCGCCCCCGCGACCTGTGCCTGCGTTGCCCCAATGCCAGCCATCTGCACCTGGCGCATGGCCTCCTGAATCATGGCCTCGCGCCCAGCCTCTTCCTGTATCTTACGCTCTACGTCGGCGACAACGGCACCCCAGTTGATCTGGTCGAGCATCTGGCCGCTGTAGAACAGGCGTTCCTGCTCGGCGATCTGGTCGGCGCCCAGTCCGCTCTCGGGCATCCGGATGCGCCGCATGTACTCATCCCATTTGTCCACATAGGTGCCTGCGGCCGTAGCAGCCAGGTCTGCGGCGGTGACGGCGGTAGGGGAGAGGGCGGATTCCACGATGCCACGAAGCCGATCAAAAGACTGCTGCGCCAGACGCTCGGCTTCTGACTGATAGCTGCTCTGCGCTTGTAGGCGCTTGCTATATGCTGCCTGCTCCATCTGTAGCGTTGCGGCCAATTCATTTGCGCGGCGTGTCGCCCCAGCGCCTCCGCCAATCAAAAACGTGGACGCCCCAGCACTCGTATCTATAGCGTATGCCGCGCTCGGGTCGCGCAGGTTTGCGGGCTGAGTCGCCTTCCATGCCATAGTGATTGCGCTGGCATTGTATTCATTCATCCCCGCCGCCGCCGCATAAGCAGCAGTGGAGATCGCATACAGATCGCGCGCCTCATTCTCCATAGCGCGGTCATTGGCGGTATAGAGGCCAGAGGCGATATTCAACTCTCGAATCAGCGTCCCAATTTCTGCATTGAACTCGTCAATGGAGATGCGGTTATCGCGTAGGGCCGCCTCGTAATCCCGCGCAGCCTTCGATAACTCGTGATATCGTTTCTCGCCCAACCCAATAGCCCGATCAGTCCGGATCAGTGCTTCATGGAATTGCGCCTTTGCCTCTGCTGCTGCCGCCGATGCGTTGCGCTCAAACTCCAACGCCTCACGTAGTCCATTCAACTTGCCAGTTAGCGTTTCCACCGCCCCGGACTCGTCGATGAACGCAGTCACCAGCAGCCCAATCTCGCCCCGCAGATTGGCTTTCGCCGCCTGCAGCGCCTCTTGCTTGCCAGCCGCGTCCAGCGTGACCGTGCCCACATCTGCTGTGACCTTGGCGACCAACGCGGCGCGCTTCTCGTAGTCGGTGAGCTCTGTCGCCGCCTTGCCGATGCTGGCCGCATAGGTCTTGTAGGTGTTCTCGGCGTCAGTCACAATGCCGAGGTTATCGAGGATCATGGGCGACAGGCGGCCAATACCCGTCACGAGGTCGTTGAAGGCCTGCTGTGTGCTGATGCCCATCGCGCGCCCGCGTGCCGTTGCCACTTCCAACAGGCGCCCGAGTTCGTTATAGTCGTCCGTGACATGCAGCATCTTGGCGCGGTTGGCGCTTAGCATGAGGTCCATATCGGAGATTGCGCCATGGCTGGCGGCGCGCAGGGTTTCCATCGCAGCGGGCGCGCGTTCGCCCCACTGCTCGACAAACGCCGCACTCATGCGCTGCGACTCAGCGCCTACCGCGTTGAGTTCGGTTACTACGTCTCCCAACTGCTTGGCAAGCATGGCGGCACCGCCAACGCCCACAAGCGCGCCCAAACCGCCAAGTCCGCCAGATAGCGCCTTGGCACTCTTGTCGAGTTCGCTCGACATGCTGGAGGCGGTGCGCTTCATAGTCTGGTCGGCCTGGCGCATCTTGCGCTCGTAGTCGCTGATGTCCGCGCCTACAGTGGCGTGGATGCCGCCGACACTACCGCGCCCACTTCCGCCCAGCAGTCGTCCCAATCCACCCAGCATCAGTGTCCCTCTCGCGTGTTGCGCTTGCCCGCCACAAGCACCGGCTGCGCCGCCCTCTGCCTGCTCTTCATATCACGCTCCGCTGCCGACTTTGCTGCCGCTGCCTTTTCCAGCGCCGCCTTGTAGCGGCTGTATCCGATCCAGTCCACCAGCTCGGCAGTGTCCACCCGCGTCGCCAATTCGCGCACTGGCAGATGCAGCCTTTCGGCCAGCCAGAACAGATAGCCTTTGAGTACGTCAGTCGTGAAACGAGGCCTCCGATGCCTGCACCGCCTTTTCCGCAATGCCACCTCCGTCCACAAGCCCGCCCAGGTTGAGGATCGTCTGGTACAACTGGTCCACAATCCGTGATGGGAGCAGTCGTAGCCGCGCGGCGTCGTCAAAGCTCAACCGTGGTTCTACCACGCACTTGGTGAAGATCAGTGTCTGCCAGCGCGCGTCATCAAACTCGGCCTCCCGCTTGCCGGGGGCCTCGTGCCAGCATTCCTTGCGCATCTCCTGCGCCTCGGCCAGGCTGAGGGGCCTGATCTTCATTTTGCCGAGGCCAGGAATGTCCACCACCTCAGCCCGATCGGCAGCCGTAGGTAGCGCCAGCAGCTCTTCGAGCGTAATGAGTTTATCAGACGACAGCATGAGTTACCTCTCCTGTGATCACGCACGAAAACGTCTGGCGGACAGCCGCCCCGCTCGGGGCACTGATCTGGCTCGAGTTGATGTACATGTTGCCCGAGTAGACAACCTTGCCCGTTACATTGCCATGCGGTCCGAACTCGAATGCGACGGGCGTACTGCTGATAAGCGCGGCCCAGATCACGGCGTCTAGCGCTTCGTCATACGCGCAGGCTGCGTTGAGTGCCGCGCTGATGACGCCCGCCAGCCTGTAGGCCCAGTTCAGCCCGTACGTGTTGATGTCATCGGTGGACCGGTCGAACCCGATGTCGCTGGACTCAACATAGTCGCTGATGTCGGTCATGCCGATCTTCAAGTACGCCTGCGACCCCATCTGAAAGTCAGTCATGTCGTTACCCCCTAGAATCTGCTAAAAGCGCAAAACCATGTTGCCGCTGGCAGTGTCCCCGTCAGCGTCCAACTCACCCGCACATACTGCCGAACCGCACCCGCTATCTCGACTGCTTCGCTGCCCTTGGCTGTCAGTGCCGTAAATGCCAGGATCGTCTGCCAGTCGGTTGTGCCATCCGCGCTGTCTTGAATGACCACCGTCAGGGTTGCCTCTGCGCCAGAGATGGCCGGGCATAGCAGAAAGCCCCGGCCCCCGTTGGTTGTGGGGGCCAAGTTGTTCACCGCTGTTCCTGGGCTTGTGCCGCCCGCTGCCATCGCCCGCAGAATCACGGCCCTGTCGAGCCGCGCATTGCCCAGTAGCGCGAATGGTACACGCACAAAGTCATCGCCGGGCGCCTGTATGCTCGCGTTGTTCTGGCGCACCGTCCCACAGTAGGCGTGCCGGCCCAGAACGTCGCCGCCGGGTGCAAAGGCGTACACCAACGGATCGGCTGCGGCCAGCGCTGCCCAGTGAAAGGCATCGTTCCCGCCTGCGGCTGGCGCATAGGCCGAGCCACCCACGTTCAGGCTAACGCTCTTGATCCCCGCCGCGCGGTTGCTTACCGTCGCATTCAGCGGCGTGTGCTCTGCTATGGCCCGCTCGATTTGCTGGCCCACCTCCTCGGCGTATCCGCTCAGGTCAAAGTCATTGATGTACAGTCGGGCCGCAGACCCCATTATGCCTACCATAGTCTCCTCCTAGCTCAGCTCTATCGCGTACGTAGCGCCGACCTGGTAAAGCAGCGTGCCGTCCGCGTCCAGCTCGTAAATCTCGGGCATATCGCCCACCTTCGTGATGCGCAGCACCGTGCGCCCTGCTACCGTTAGCGTCTGAAGTTCCAGCAACTCTGTTACCCTGTCGCGCGCCGTGAGCGCGGCTTCCGCCGAATGCCCTTTGCTGATGATCCGCACATCATACAGATACCGCTCTTTGATGCGCAGTGTGTAGGTGTACTCTGGCGCACTGGACACTTGCGCAATGCGCGCATACGGATACTGCGGCGAGTTCGGCGGTGCCGTGTAGATGCCCGTGAGCGTCGCCATCAGCGTTGTGTCGCCCGCCAGTTTCGCCTGAATGGCAGCTATCAGCGCTTTCATTGCCCTACCAGCCTGCGGATCGCGGCCAGGAACCTCT